GCCTCAAGGCATACAACAACTAAGCCCCTAAGAAGGCGCCCTCATCTCCGGCATCACCGGTATCGGTACCACATTCACCCTCCCCAACTACCACGGCGAACTGTTCGCCCTCACCCCCGACGAAACCCCGTTGCTGTCCGCGATTGGCGGGCTCACCGGTGGCGGTCAGACCTCGTCCGTTGAGTTCGAGTGGCAGACGTACGACCTGCGTGACCCGAACCAGCAGACCCGTGTACGCACGGAAGGCGCCACCGCGCCCGGTGCTGAGGGCCGCGTCCGTCAGAACGTCCGCAACGTCGCGCAGATCCACCAGGAGAAGGTGTCTGTTTCCTACACGAAGCAGGCCACCAACGGTCAGATCGCAACCCCCGGATCCGCCCCGTACCGTTCCACTGACGGGTCCAACCCGATCAGCAACGAACTGGACTGGCAGGTTCAGCAGGCCATCAAGTCCGTCGCGTTGGATGTGAACTGGTCGTTCATCAACGGCAAGTACTCCAACCCGACCACAAACGCCACCCCGCGCCAGACCCGCGGCATCCTTGAGGCGATCGTGACGAACAAGACGGACAAGTCCGGTGTTTCCTACACCGGTGCTACGTCCGCCACGGACACCATCACCGTCACCCACGCCCTCGCGAATGGTGACAAGGTCGTGTTTGACAACACCGACGTTGCCACGGGCATCGTCGCGGGCCGCGTGTACTACGTCGTGAACGTCTCCACCACGGTTTCGTTCAAGGTCGCGCTCACCGCTGGTGGCACCGCGATCACCCTCGGCACCGCCGCGAACCTGGCTCTGCACCGCCCCTCCACCACTGCCCTGGCTGTGGACGATGTCAACACGTTCGTGCAGGGCATCTACGACAACGGCGGCCTGAACGGCATGCCCATTCTGATGGTGAACTCGTCCCAGAAGCTCGCGATCACCAAGGCCTACGCTTCCGCGTACGGTCAGGCTCACGGCCTGATCAACGCCGGCGAACGCATCGCCGGTGTCGCAGTGGACCGCATCGTCACGGACTTCGGTGACTTCGGCCTGATGCTGGAACGCAACATGCCGCAGGACGCCATCGCAGCCCTGACCCTGTCCCAGCTCCGCCCCGTGTTCCTGAACACCCCTGGCAAGGGCGTGTTCTTCGAGGAAGCCCTCGCCAAGACCGGCGCATCCGACGATGTGCAGATCTACGGCGAGATCGGCCTCGAATACGGTTCCGAGCGTTCCCACGGCCTGCTCAAGGGCCTCAAGGTCTAGCACACCCCCGCAGGCGGGGCAGTGACTTCGGTTGCTGCCCTGTCTGCGCTTTGCCTGGAAGGGCTCACATGGTTCTGGTCTACGCGGACTCCGCTGAACTCGCTACATGGACTGGCGTGCCTGCCCCGGCGAACGCAACCCAACTGCTGCGCTCCGCCTCAATGCTGGTACGCACCGCAACGGCAACATCCGTGTACGGAGTTGATGAGACTGGCCTACCCGCCGAGACGAACGTTGCTGAGGCGTTCCGTGACGCTACGTGCGCTCAGGTCGCATCGTGGGTCGGTGCTGGTGTCGACCCGTCCGGGGCTGGCCTTAGCACCACGGCTCCTGTCCGGGGTAAGAAGCTCGGCTCGGGTTCGGTGGAGTATGACACGGCAGCATCCAGCTCAGTGGTCGCGTACCAAGCGAAGCGTGCCGCAGCCGTCACCCTCTGCCCCGAAGCGTTCATGATCCTCCAACAGGCTGGTATCACCCCCGCAGGAGTGCAGCGTGGGTGACCTTGACGACTTCTACGTACACACCCTCACCGTCGAAACCCTCACCGGCACCGGCTCGCTAGGGGACGTGTACGCGGCGCCCGTGAGCGTGCCTGGGTGGTTGGAGGACAAGCGTCGTCTCGTCCGGGACAAGAACGGGCAAGAGGTTGTCTCGTCCTCGTTTTTCTCCTGCGACAACACTCACCTGTCCAAGTTCACACCTGACACGAAGGTGACCATCAGCGGCAGGACCGCGTTCGTCATCGGCGTCGCGAACTACACATCAGGTGCGCTCGACCTCCCTGACCATCTCGAAATCGACCTGACCTAAAGGGGGCGCGCGTGTCCATTGACTGGTCTATCCGTCTCGACCTGGAACGCGTCGCCAAGGCTGCGGTCACCACGGCCCCCACGGCTGCGGCGAAGGGCATGGAGCACGTGCGCGGGGTTGCTGCGCCGCTCACCCCCGAGGAAACCGGCAGGCTCGTCGGATCCGCGACCGTAGCCGTGGACGGTGACGAAGCGACCCTCACCTACGACGGACCCTACGCACGCCGCCAACACGAAGAACTCACATGGCGCCACGAAAAAGGCCAAGCGAAGTACCTCGAACAACCCATGCACACTGAAAAGCCCGTCGTCATGCAGATGGTCGCCAAGGAAATCCGGGACGCCCTATGACCTTCACAACGGACTTCCTCACCGGCGTCGCCCAACACCTCCACGACGCGGGCATAGGCACGTACCGGCCTGACACCCCGTACCTTGCTGGCGAAACCGGGATCGTGTTCATGGACATGCCCACAGCACCTAACCGGGCGATTGTCCTCAACGCCTACTCCCCCGGTGCTAATGACTCCCCCAACGTGCCCGTGTCCCTCATCGCCCTGCAAATCAGGATCCGCGGCAACCCCGGCCAACCCCTCGACCCTGTAGCGATCAAGGATGCGGTCTACAACCTGTTCCATGGGCTGACGCACCGCACCTACGGCACCTGCCACGTCAACCAGATCCTCCATCAAAGCACCATCCCGCAAGGCAAGGACGACTCCAAACGGTGGGAAGTATCAATCAACTTCTACGCCAGCGTTGACCTGCCACCCACCCTGAACCGACCAGCCCCATAGGAGCACCAATTGTCCAACGACCTCGCCCGGAAATACCGGGTAGACGTATCCACTGACGGCATCACTTGGGTGCAGATCAACGGCGTCAACGACTTCTCACCGAACGTGGCGAACAACGACCAGGACGCTTCCGCGTATGACACGGATGGCTGGTCGGTTTCCGAAACCACGATGAAGTCCTGGACCGCCGCTGCGAAGGCCCTTGTCCGCCGCACCGCTGGTGTCCTCGACGCCGGCCTCGCCTTGTGCAAGGCTACGCAGCTTGTGTTCGGCGACTCCCAGCGACTGTATGTTCGCTGGTACTTGCGTGACACGGGCAAGGAAGCCGTGCAGGGTAGGGCGATCGTGTCCTACAACCGTTCCAAGACCGGCGTCGCTGACCTTGATGAGGTCACTGTCGAGTTCAAGGGTGACGGCGCACTTGCGAGCGTCGCCGATGTTTCGGTGACGACCCCTGTCCCGCAGCTTGTGTCCGCTACCCCGTCCGCCGCCGCTCAGGGCACTCTGGTGACGATCACGGGCGCGTACTTCACGTCCGTCACTGGCGCGACTGGTGTGAAGTTCGGAGCGACGAACGCCACGAACTACAGCATCGTTTCGGACGCGGTCATTGTCGCGACCGTCCCCGCTGGTTCTGCCGGCGCGGCGAACATCACCGTCACGAACGCGACCGGCGCCTCAGCCGCACTCGCATACACACGCGGCGCGTAGCCGTCATTGACCGCGGCCCCACCTGTGAACACACGCCAGGTGGGGCCGCACCCATGAGCACCCACAAACTTTCCATGAGCAGGAGCACCCATTGTCTTTCCGCGACTTCACCGACATCGTTGGCCCGATCGTCCTCCCCATCAAGGGCAAACGGTACACGGTCCCTACCCTGACCATTGAGCAGGGCATCCACCTTCACAAGGTCATGACCCCGGACGCTGACGAGTCCATGACCGACCCCGAGTTCTACGAGTTCCTGCTCGGCGACGCGCACGCGGAGATGGTCAAGGATGCCGTCGCGCCCGAGGTGATCGCCCGTGCAGCGTTCGTCGCCCTCGCCGACTGGCAGTCAGGTCGCCCCGCCGCGGAACTCATCTGGGAGCAGGGCGTCGACCCAAAAGCCCTACAGGCGGCGGTGGCCGTAGCCGAGGCTTTGACCTCGAAAGCTACGGCAGAGGCAGCAAAGACCCCCTCACCGGAGCCTACGAATACTACGAAATCCCGGAAGAAGTAACGACTGACCAAGGCCCCACATGGGAAACGATCCTCGATAAATGGGACCTCGTTGACTACTCATTCAACCGGTACCTCGGCATCGACCTCCATGAGGTGATGCGGTCCCGGTCGTGGGGCTGGTTCGTGCGGAGACTGTCCGGGCTGCTTTCCGATGACACGACCCTGATTTGTCGTGTCTACCACCAACCCACCCAGGAAGGGGCGCCCGGTGTCTGAGTCCACGAATGTCGGCACGATCGTCGCGAATCTGAAAATTGATTCGTCCGATTGGATCCGTGAGTTGGATCAGGCGGAACGGAAAGC